TTTTATGTATTCATCTGTAATAACAATCACCTCTTTCTATCTATTTATTCTCTCTTTTTCATTCAAAAAACTCAAAGGAAATGCTTCTTTCTAAGATTGTTTATTACTGGCTTTTTTCAAAAATTTTTCCATGTCATCAACATCTTTATCAGTAAGCTTTTTTAGTTTTTCATAACATTTTTCTGTCATCATAAGTGTATTATTCACTAGCAGTATTTTCGTGTTATCTGGTACAATTTTCATGCCGTATCTTTTCAACCACTTCTTGTTAATACGTTTTTTCTTGTGAGTTCTTCTTTGAACATCTTTAGTGATATACTCAGTTATGCGGATTTTATAACCTAAACCTTCAATTGTTTGTATATTCATTTATTCTCCCATCTGATCTACAATTCCAACACTTCCATTATCTAAAGAGTCATTGAGTCTAATTGGGATACCTTGATATAAACCAATTAAACCTGTATTCTGATAAATAGGATCTTTCTCGATTGGATATTGTAATTCGTTTTTGTGCATATCAAACCATGCATACGCTGTTTGAGAATTGCATTGGAGTTCTTTTACACGATTATTCTCTTCAACATATGCAATATCTCGTCTTAAATTATCTTCGTTAAATATGAATAATTTACTCTTATATATAATTTTCTCACCTACTTTCATGACCAAAGGAAACGTGGTTTTCAGAGGATTGTTATTTTTTCAATTTATAACAACAATTAATCCTTCTAAATCATTATTCTCCAAAAATTCTTCTAACAATGTTTCATTACAGGTCATCGACTTTTGCATTTTTAGAATCTCATCTTTTGTATAATACAAAATAGTCCAATCCCAACCATAAGTATCATCTGAACAATATTCCTTATAAAAGTCAGAGTCAGTATCTATTGTCCATGCTTCGATATTCTTATAATTTTTATCCCATTTGACTGCACATTTATGACCTAATCTGTCAAATTCAGTGAAGAAAAATGGCATTCCTGTATATTTTCCATCGTCAATTTTCTCACCTGTTTTCGGTGAATAGAAATTATAATAAAACCCCATTTACTCAACCTCACTCAAAATCTCTTTAGGGCAATAAATAATCTTCTTGCCAGCTTTCTGAGCTTTACGAATTGTTGACCATACACCACCTGATTTATTACCGTCCCAAATTGCAAGAAGTACATCACAATGATCAACCATGTATTGATCTCTCACATTGTCACAGCCTTTATAGAATTCATCTGATAACTCAACCCATTCGTCTGAATTATCCTTAATAAAACGATAATATTTATTTGAAGAATTATAGTCTTTGCAAGGTAATATACAATGTAACTTTAAATTCTTTGTTCCATTTTTAATGACTGATATAACAAAGCCAAAGCTAATATCACAACCAGAAGCCATTCCGCAATATGCATCAATATATGTGTTATTCAATATTGCAATTTCTGTCATTTTTGTAATTTGCTCAGTTAGCCAATCAGTAATTTTACTCCACTTTTCATCTGTCTCATCATCTGGTAATCCTAATCTCTGAGGTCTATGACCTGTTAATGCTACTCTCATTTGTTCTCCTTCTTAACCCTTGATATATTTAATAGTCTCCATATCACCCTCGACATATGGTTCTGAATTAGGATATAATGCTTTAGCTTTCCAATATTCTGCTCGTTTATATTCTAGTTCAGTATGCTTTTCTTGCTCCTCAAGCAATCTATGATATCCCTTTATGTGTTTCAATGTGGCTTGATAATAGCTGTATAATTCATCATATTCTTTCTTTTTAACATAACCAAACATGTCATTCACCTCGCAGTTAATTATTCTCTTATTTCAAATAACTTTTCTACTGCTTTAACTCGCTTTGTATTGTCAATCGTTCTCTTGACTTCCTGTTGCCAAATACATTCCCATCCAAAAGGAGCTTCATGCTCACTGACTAAGACAATATTTTTCTCGCTCATCTTCTCAGCCCAATTCCAGAATCTGTCATAATCAAAATTCTTACTTGATCCATACTGTTTCGTACCCTTATATGGAATATCGCAATAAAATAAGCAGTCAACTTTATCAGAATATAACTCTTTATAATCTCCACATTGGAATTGAATATCTTCTAACCTTGGAATCTGCTCTAACAAATTTCTCTTAGCTTCATCGTAATAATTTCTTTCAGTTCCAGCTTTCGTATGTACAACACCTGAGTAACCACCATCAAAGAATCTGCCATTATAACTTGAGAGAAAACCAACTGCTCCAATATACCAATCAGGATATGTGGATAATCCTTTGTTAAAGCACTCTCTTACATCTGAGTAATGTTCTTTTGTAATAAATTCTGGGAGATTTTGAATCTGATTTAGATTCTTGAACATTTCAATAAGGTATTTATGATTATCAGAAGCGATTTTTGTGTCACACTGAACTTTGTCGATTACATTACAACCACCGCAAAATGGCTCTATGTATGTTTTGATATTATAATCTCGCAATCTTTCTTGAATAATTGGTAAAATATTATCAACTATACGAGATTTTGAACCCATATATTTCATAAATTACTTGGAGTAAGGAATTCCTTTTTGTGTACACAAACCTCGTCTCCTTTCATTATTTTATTCTCTTAATTTATCCAATATAATGCCTGACCGCATTGATCACAATATTTAATGTCGGTATCTTTGTAGCCATCGTCACACAATAATTCTCCGCAAGTAGGGCAATACCATTCAAACGGAATTCTCTCTCCGCTATTTTTTACTTTCTTTGGTATCTGCTTTTCAAGTGCTTGGATTGCCATTCCATAAGCATTTTCAAAAGAACATCCCCATGAAGTATCACATGGAATTGCTTTGCCAAGTTCATTACAATCATATTTTAGTTCTTCAATAGCTTCATTCTCTGTCATTTACTTCTCCTTTATAATCAGTCACTCTTTTACTTCCAATCTTAAAAATATCCTTGTCCTTTTCGAAACATATGTAATTTCTACCTGTATTCAAAGCTGCGATTGCAGTTGTACAACTTCCTGCACATGAATCAAGAACTAAATCTCCTGGATTGGTGTAGGTCTTAATAAAATACTCACACGCTTCAACAGGCTTTTGACACTGATGTAAGCTACTTTTCTGAGTATCCCACTTGAACTGTAAAACATCTCTTGGATATCTTTGTGTACTGCCACCACCTGAAATACCAGTTTTTGTAGCACCATAACAATTACCATCTGTTGTATGCTTTGTATAAGAATGAACAGGTGTATGTCCTTCTGTCATTTGTGGATTGTATGTAGGGAGTTTCTTATAGAAAATTAAGACATTTTCGTGTGCCTTCATAGGCATTTTCTTTGCATTTAGATGACCAGTTGCTTTGGTCTTTTCGATAATCCATTCGTAGCGATACAATTTTTCATTACTACAAGCGAGCCTCTTATCAAATGGTGACTGCGCCCATAGTGCTATACAACCATTATCCTTGATGATTCGATTGTAATGCGTCCATAAACCATCTTTTTTGTTCTCATAAAACCAATCTCTTGTATATTCAAGACTGTATTCAAGACTGTTATCTATTACTTGAGCTAACTCGAACAAATCTGTCTCATAAAAATATTGACCTGATAATTCCACATAATCATTTAACGGCATTTCACATTCCCAAGAATTATTAGTCGTATTATAAGGCAGATCTGTGAAAATGAAATCGACTGATTTATCATCAATCTTTTTCATACCTTCAAGGCAATCTTCGTTATATATTTTGTTAATCTCTAACATTTCTTACTCAGAGCAAATCCAGATTTCATGCTGCAGCAAATCTCTTGCTCCTTTCATCATTCTTATTCTCTTAATAGATCTCTGTCCATTCACTAATTTCTACTTTATTATCAGGATAGCCAGACAAGCTCCATTCATTGTCGTTATATACTACTTTCCACATAGCATTTTCTCCATGTGGATTACCTTTAATTTTGCCATAATATAATCCTGAACATGGTGGCAGTTCTTCTTCTGTTTTTCTCCAAATTGGCTTTTCATAAACCTTATTTATATCGTTTATGGCATTCATTATATTTTTAGTAACATCATTAAAATATTCTTCCTCTATCTTAATAATGTTTTTAAAATACGTCTCAAAATTATCGTTCATGCTCAAGAAATAATCATGATTAATTTTCTCTGCTACCACCATTCCAATAATTGCACCCGCACAAAGTCCTAATAATCCAATTAATACCATTAAACAAATGTTCATATTTTTACCTCTCTTTCTTATCATCCGAAGGAAACTTCGGTTTACTGTCACTTTTTAATATTCAATATTATTTAAAAACTCTTCTAATGTAACACTATCTTCGTTATATTCAGAACCATCTTCTCTTTTAAACCATTGATCTCCATCAACATGAACTCCTATCATTACTTTAACATCAGCTAGATTTGCTTCAGTAATGTCCTTATATATAGTTGTAATAACTTCTACGCCCTTTTTATCAAATGTAATATCATCACAACGTACATTTAAGAGATTATCATCTACAAATTCCGTATAAACATAACAATTATCATAATTCAAAACTTCATCATATAATGTTTCTTCCAGTTCTTCGCCATATTCTTCTAATTCGTCTTCATCGCTAATATTTACTATTTCAATTGTAATTAATAATTCCGCTTCTGTATTATCCTTTAACTCAATTCCTTTAAATTTCATATTTAATCCTTCTCCTTCATTAATTCAAAATCTTACTTAATTTCTTCACAACTTCTTCGCACAATCCGTATAAACAAGTCTTCTTAAATGCTACTCTCAAATCATCAACAGCTTGTCTATATTGCTGATGTAATTCGTTGTTTATCATATTATTCTCCTTTACTATATCCTGTTTCTTTAAGAAATTTATCAAATTCCTCTTTTGTCATATTAATATGGATCAGATTCCCATTTACACCCACACGTACAACATTCATATGAATTAGTACGATAATATTTAAAAAACTTATGATGTTCTGTGACAAAAAGATGTTTTAGAACACCTTTAGATTTTCCTTTTTTGGTTATATAGAATGGCTTACTTTCTCCGCAATTAGGGCATATATTACAACCTTTATTTGCTTACATACATTTCAATTCTTCTTTTGTATAATCTGTTTTACTCTGTCTGGTTATCTTCAATTAATGTCACCTCATTTCACATCCAAAGGAAATCTATGTTTACTGTGCTACGAAAATACTTTTACAAACTTCTCATAATTGCCATCCCTGCCACTTGGAACAGCAAATACAACATTATAGAAGCATTTATGAGTAGTAGCTAAATATTCTTTAAATATATTCGCTACTTCTGTTGCATCTTGACCAAAAACACCACAACCATAAGCTCCTAAAATAAGAGTGTTTACATTATTATCTTTCGCCATATCAAGAACAAACTTAATTCGACTTCTTAACACTCTAGTATTCTCTTCGTCTGACACGTTCTGATATTTCTGAGCAGCCGACTTATTTGGGGCAGCACAAGTAATAACACTACACTCTACATGACTATTCTCTCTAAAGAACCAAACACCTGAAGAAAATAATCCTCTGTTCAAATATAAAGCCTTATTCTTGTGTCGATTATTCCAATCATAAAACTCTAATACAAACTGACTCAACACATTGTATAAGAATGATTCGTGACATAAGCACTCTTCCTGTGCCTTACTACCATTTAAAAACATTCCACCTGGATTTTTATATGAAGAAAAATTAAGAACTGCTGTACTTGGATTGCCGTATTTCATTACAGCACCTACACTATCAATATCCTCTACAATAATCTTGGTATCTTTATCTTCGATATCCTCTTCAAAATCCCTATTAAATGAATTTGTATCATAAATTTTTGTTGAAACAATAGCAGTCTGAATACAACGACCATACTTATTTTGCATTTCTTTTGTATGTTTACGGGCAGTTTCTGCTCTCTGTTCTTTATTCTGCCAATACTCTTTTATATATGCCATTTACTTATTTTCCTCATCTTCGCATAAAATTTTCTTTCTTAATGAGTTCCAACCATCATCATAACCATCGCAATATTCGTCTAAATATTCCTTACTATGTATTTCATCTGGTAATTCTTTTAATGGACACCAATTTGGTTTTTCTTGACAATATCCATTTTTACTATCAATCATTCTACAAAGAGTATTGTCATTTAACTCATCCATTAATTCACAACATGCTTCGATACCTTCTTGTATTTCTCTACAAAAATTACAATCACAACAAGCTTCAGGCATATCTAACACTAAAACAGCTTTACTCATTTACTTATTCTCCTATCTCCTAAACTTTTCAATCCAATCCTCGTAATCGTAATTCTTCATAAAATCATCAATATCAATCCAATCATCTTTTATGATATTTCCAATTTTAGTAATACGAGAACCCCATCCGTTATCCTCATATCTAACATACTTTCCTTTTAAATCTTCCCAACTTCTTACACCTACAACTTCCATGATTTTTCTCATACAATCTAATCCAGCAGGCGAAGATTTTCTTTCATAATCCCATTTATTGTCATTTTTATTAACCCTAAATGATTGATCCAGTGCATATCCTCCTAATGCACAACCCCCACTGCCAAGATCAAGACCAATGCTAAATGTTAAAATATCATGGTCTTCAATATACAGCTTTACATAGTCAATTTTCGCATTCTTTATCTCCATATTCTCTCCTTTCGCCAAAAGAAATTCCGCTTTTCTGCTAACTTCATATTATGTTATTCTCTACTCAATCTTCTTCTCAACCACAACAATCGTGTCATTGTGCCAACCACCATGAGGAACAAGTAAAATTTCCTGAATTTCAAACCCATACTTCTTACCAATGCCACCACTATTCCAACTACAAGTAATTACAATGCCATCTTTCTTTATGATTCTTCCTATCTGCTCCTTCTGTTTAGACCAATATGAAGCTTGTGTTGTCTGCATATTTACTGTCTGTCCAAGATTTTTGTAACACTCGCTTACCTGTCGTGGCGAGTATGGAGGATCATACAACACTGCATCTACTGAATTATCATCAAATATCTTTAAGAAATCCAATGCATCCATATGATAATCGGTATCATACTGTGTATCTAAGTCATTTGTTACTGTTGCCAATTTATTGCTATTAGCAAACGGATCAACAATCTTACCAGTTGCATATTTCTCAATTAATTCCTTAATTGGCTTAATTGAAAAGGTGTTACTATTTGGCATCTGCCAAATTCTATTTATTATCATTATGTATCAGGAGTAAACGCTGCGTTTTTCGGTATACCAAACCTCTTACTCCTTTCTTTATGTTATTCTCTGTTTAATATTCCCAATCATCATTTCTAACTTGGAATACATCGCCACATTCTTTAATATCTGGATAATTATATGTGGCAACATTCATAGCATATTTATCTATTTCATACGCTTTATATGCAATATTTGTAAATCCCATTTTTTCTAAACAATATCTGCCAGTAGCAATACCATCATATAAGCTTAGAACTTCAATAGAATAATCTCGTGGAATATTCTTTAATCCCTGATTTAAAATATGAATAATTACTTCTGCCGTCCATCCATTGCCAATACATTTATAACGCTGCGTTTCAGGAACACCATTACATAATGTATAATTATCAGGTAACGTCTGTAATCTTTCTGCTTCTAAGGGATTTAATTTTCTTACTTCTCCATTGATAAGATACAATCCAGTTTTTGCACCTCTTCCACCACCATTGGCAGACAAAGTGCATGATTTACCATTTATGGAATATACTCTTTCACCTTGTCCACCTTTACCAATAGTGCCAATTCTAACAAGTTTATTGTTATCCTTAGTATCATCTCTGTTATTAAATTTGACCTCATTTATTAAGTTTTCTTTGTGGAATTCAGCATCAAGAATATCTTTCACTCTTATACCCTTATCTATAATGTTTTTGGGATCAATATTGATATTAGTGGCATAGATACGATGTCGAGTTTGTGCTGATAATAATGCACTGTTGATATGTAATAGATTAACATTTAATCGTTTTTCGATTTCTTTTTGAATTTCTTTTGATATACTTTCGTTGTTTTCATATAAAAATATATCTGGTTGCCATTTTTCTTTCGCAATTAAATAATTTTTAAATAATTCCCATCCTGTACCTTCACAACTGGTTTCTCTTCTTTCGGGTGATTGTGAGATTGACCAAAATGTACAAGGCGAACCACCTATTAACAAACGTAATGGTTGTCCATTAAGCTCACAATAATTATTTTTTTTATTATTCTCTGTCAAAATACACTATTTTACAGAGGTTACGTAACCATAATTACCTAGGAGTTACTGCTTAATTCCTTTCTTCTTAATTATTTTGTTGTAAAATCCTATGAAATTAACACGTCTGCTAAAACCATAGGAAAAAAATATTTCTTGTTACTTTTTTGGAAAAATTTGGCTGATCAGCCATGAATAAAATTACTTCTATATTAGATTATTCTCTACTTGGAACTTCTTTAATTCATCTTGAATCATCTTCTGTATATCCTCTTCGTTAAAAGATATATTCACTACTGGAACAACATTTGCATTCAAATTAACATCACCAACAATAGCTTTATCAAATGCTTCTAAAAACATTTCTGCGATTTCCTTTTCATAGTTGCCACATAGACCGCTATAGTGCATATCTGCAATTACTCTTGAAAAGAAATCTTTGAACTTATCAGCTATAAAATCTCGTTCATATTCTCTTGGAATATCAATTGTTAATTTCATTCTCTCACCTCACTTATTACTTTTATCTTACATTCAATTTCTACAACTTCTAGTTGCCTATCAGCGTTATAACGTTCTGACATAAATTTTCTAACCGCATTCTCAGCAGTTTTTCTTGTTTCCCAATATTTGTGTCGTGGGTTTGTAAGATTACTTATTAATTTTCCTGTTGATTTATCCATTACACCATATAATGTAAATTCGTTTGCCATTCATCTCGCCTCACTCTCCGAAGATTTTTCCAATAACTTTTAACTTAATATTTTCACTAAATTCTGAACCAGCAGCTTTTGGATGACCACCTCCACCAAATAAACTTGCTACATCTTTACCAAGATCAATATCTTCTTTAATAGTTCTATAAGAAACAGTACAACCGTTAATATCAATCATCGCCACAAAATCAATTTCAGGATGCATCTTGCAAAGTCGATTTCCTAATTCGCTAACATATCTATCAGCAAATACAAATCCACAAACCTTACCGCACATAGGACTGGTAAACATAGTTTCATTCTTCTCTTCGATATATCTATCAATTTCCTCCTGCTTAATCTTCAGAACAACCTCATCTTTAGCATATAATCTTGGAAATACTTCATCATGGATTTCTGAAATACACCAATGAATAAAATCATCTCGACCATACAGATAAAGTAAATCGTTCACCTGCTTACAAATAACTCCATCTTCACCGAGTTCTGACCATCTCCAAGTATCATAATCTCTCACAAGTTCAGCAAATCTTCTCAATGTCTCTGAATTTTTTAAATAACCATTTTCGATTAACCAATAATAAAACATCTCTGTTCCACTGGTTTTAATAGTTCCAAGTTCCATATCTTCGTACTCGATAGTCACAGAACACCAAAGATACTTATTAAGTCCTATGGCTGTTGGATGGTGATCTAATAAATAGAAATTATCAAATCTGTCATCAATAATTTTCGCTGTATCTTCATTTACTCTGATATCTGTAATAATACACATATCAAATTCTGTTTCACTATCAATAAACTCCCTAACACTTGAATCAATGTTGTCATAATCGCAGTATGAAATATCTACATCTTTACCAAATGCAAGTTTTGCCAAAATACCACAACCGATTCCATCTAAATCCGTATGACTGAATAGTTTAACCATGTAATCTCCTCTCTGCTATTTCTAATAATTTTTCTTTCTCATTTATATATTCTCCACTAATGACTGAATCCAACAGATTATTTAATACTTCACCAATTTCTTTTCCTGGTTTATATCCAATCTCAATCAGATTCTTGCCATTAACAGCCAGATCTTTCAGTGAGAAACATTCGTCTTTCTGTAAAACTTCCTCTAAAATATATTCGATATTGTCAATTTTCTGAAGTCTACTCTCCTGTTCTGTATAAGCTTGTGCTTTAATATCTGCTCTACGAACATTCAATAGTCTTCTAAATTGTTCTTCTCCAATCTTATTGAGCCATCTCTTGACATACTTTTCACCTACTTCAAAAGTTGCGTCATGATAATAAACAAGCTGAACAACCTTTTCTCTTGTATCATTATCAAAACGGAGTCTTTTCATAATCTCGTCTGTAATATCAGCACTGACTCTTCCATGTCCTTTAAAATGTCTGACACCATCTTCTCCATCTTGATAACAGTGTGGCTTACCAAAATCGTGAAAGAATACTGCCAATCTTGTTACTAAATCATCGGATTTACAATATTCTATTGCATGTACAGTATGATTCCATACATCATAAACATGATAAGGATTATTTTGTGGAAATTTAATCATAGATTTGATTTCAGGGATAAATAACGAAAATACTTCGTGATATAAGACCATTTGTACACAGAAATCACTCGATGCAGCAATTTTACAGAACTCACTGTTAATTCTCTCAATAGATATATTGTCTAAATTCTTATACATTTTAGAGATGTTCCAATCTGTATCAGGTTCAAGGACAAATCCCAACTGTGAGGCAAATCGAATAGCACGTAAAATTCTTAATGCATCTTCTGAAAATCTGTCTTCTGCTATGCCAACACATCTAATCTTGTGGTATTTAATATCCTCCATGCCATTAAACGGATCTACAAGACCAACTTCATCATTGTATGCCATTGCATTGATTGTAAAATCTCTACGTTTTAAATCCTCTTCAAGACTTTTTGTAAAAGTTACTTTGTCTGGTCTACGATTGTCAGAATAATTACCATCAATTCTGTAAGTTGTTACCTCGTATGGTTCGCCATCAATGATAATTGTTATTGTTCCATGCTGTAAGCCAGTTTCAATAATTCTTTTGCCCTTGAATATTTCAAGCATCTCATCAGGTGTGGCAGATGTTGTAATGTCATAATCATGAATTTGTCTTTTAAGAATGCTATCACGAACACATCCACCAACTAAATATGCTTCATATCCTTTATCTTGGAGTGTATGAATAATCTCATTTGCACCAGATGGGATTTTAATTTTTAATCTAGATTTCACCCTTAACCACCCTTTCGTTTACACTTGCAACAAACTCATTAATTTTCTTGTAGTCTGGATTGTCAGGAAGATTAGTATTTTTCTTTGCATAATCCAATCTCTTCTCATAGTCATTTACCATTTCAAAGAACTCAGGAATTGGTTGATCGTTGCTGTCGAGATATTTACCATTACGAATGTCCATAAGCAAATCATGTTCATCTCCTCTATATGTGATTATTCTCTCTTTCTCAAGAATATCTAAACACATCATATAAAGTCGAATAAGATGCATTGAATGTTTTGCAATCTTACCATGTTCAATTGCTTTCTCATTTCTCTTGCCAATTTTTCCATACTGATGAACTGTATTCTGAAGCTCATTCCACATAGAACAATAATCTCTTAATGGGTAATGATGTAATTTTACATCCATAAATATCTCTGTGTCATAACCTTCCTGCACAGCTTTATCAATATATAATTTCATAGAATCATCTTCATATGGTGTATATTTCTTTGTGAAGTCAGTCTGCATAAATTCAAGAGTCTTTAGAATATGTTTCTCTAATTCAGACTGCGACATCTGATGTGCAGCTTTCTGATTTAATCTGTATAATTGCTGATTAGCATAACCGCCAAACGAATGACAAGCTCTCTTTGATAAAAATAAATGTGCATTGTCAATTAGCTCTTGACCAATAGGTGATACATAAAAGTAATGTTCAGGCTTATTTCCAAGCATTTCTATTGTATTAGGATTGGTGTTACTCAATAATGCGACCAATTTATTAAATGCATAAATCGTGGTATCTGTTTCATTGTTTACAAATTGCTCAAAATTCTCATTTGTGAGGATCTGCATCTTGCTATTCAAAGCACAACCACGAATGTCTAAATCACTTCCATCGTTGTTTGTCCCATATGCATGACTTCCACCAAGAGTTAAGATAATGATATTGTTACCCAAATTCTTATCTGTTCTCAGGAAGTCATACTCTTTTGATTTTAATTTGTCCTTAATTTGCTCAATTGTCATTGTCTTAACCTCCAAAAAATTCCGAAGAAATGTGCGTTTCTTTCTAACGTAAAATATATACCATATATAGTATATATTGCTTATTTTTAATACTATATATGGTATATTTGTAACAATTACTCACTTAATTCTGCAAGTGCCTTATCCAGATCCTCATCAGACATGTTCTCAAGTGCTGCATCCTGTCTCTTAGCCTTGATTTCAAGTAATCTCTGTCTCATCTCAGCATTTTTCTTAGCGTCTTCTCTCTTCTTCTTCTCATCCAGCTTCACACTAACAATATACTTGACAATTTCAATCTTATTTGAAACCTCCTCATCTTCCTTTGACTTGGTATTCAGAAGACTTTCTTCCTCAGACTTCTTTACTTCCGCATTGAGTGTCTTAAATACTGAGTCCAGATTTGTGAGAGATAAATCCCACAAATCAATTACGTTAATCATTCCTCTGAATGGGAACTGATAGTTTGCTCTTGTTGCGTTGATAAATAATTCGTTGTTTGTCATAATAATCTCCTTTTCTAATTAAAACTTAATCTTCATTACACGCTCTGTTGCGCCCTTAACCTTAACAACTAAATCTGCTCTCTTTGTCATAGAGAATCCAATTCCTGAAAGCTGATCATCAGTATCTTCTACATGACACTTAGCACCTAAAGCCTCAAATACTCTCTTGTGTTTTTCAAGGTCACTCTTTAAGAACTCGTTGTAGTAACCATTAGGCTCTTCGCTATTTACACAATCCTTCAGGAAGAAGAATAAATGTCTATGACCAATTCCATCCTGCTCGTCAAAATAGTTTGGACTGTAACTAATTACTGATACTGGAACAAACTGATTTGTATTTACACCCCAAATCTCACGACTTGAAATAGATGAACTTCCAGACAGCTTTTCCTTAATTGAGAAGTTGCCATTCTCATCAAGTGTTACCTCTGCTACCTGAACATTACCAGAAACAGGTCTATTGTATTCAAACGCAAAAATCTCACCATTGAATTCAATTTCTGCCTTAAATCCTTTACTTCCTCTTGCTGCATACTGATTTACAAAGAACTTATAAACACCTGGCTTCATACGTGACATATCTGCCCATGTAATATTTTCCACAGAAGGCTTTCCCACCATCTGCTCCATAGGATGTGTAATGTCAACATCTAACTGACCGCCACATCTTGACATACTAGGTTTTCTACAATTACTGAAATAAATCTCGTTTCCATCAGGTTCTTTGCAATGCGCATCAAGGTCACTGTTGTCATTTTGTCCCTCATTCCACATGATTGAAAATCTGAGTACACCGTCAACATTACCGCCAGCAGCTTTTACATTCTGCTTCATATCAGA